GCGTCAGGGTGCAATCGTTTCACTCCAGACTGTAGCGTAATAGGTCTATAAATGGCTGTGACGTTGGAAGAGTTCCAGGCTTATGTCGGGACGGATGAGACTGTATTCCCCCAGGAATGTCTTACCGCCGGACTTGCTTTAGTGACCAAGTATGTTGGTGCAGTAACTACCGTTCCGGTATCGTTGCACGATCAGGCTGTCCTAATAACTAGCTCGGAGCTCTTCCACCGTCGTTCCGCTCCTAATGGAGTTGCTCAATTCGCAAGCTTCGATGGTGCTCCCATCCGAGTTGCCAAGGATCCAATGAACGCGGTTTACCCGTTGCTTCAAAGATACGTAGGCTATGCAGTATGAGCGAGATCAACGCGTCTAAAGTCGAGTTCAAACTTGAACTAGCGGACGCAGGGTTGAACGTTTTGGAATACATTCCGGAACGAATAACTCCTCCAATAGTCATCATCAACTCCGCGCAGCCTTACTTGCAAACAGCACAGTTTGGCGAATGGAGTTTAGGACTTGAAGTAGTTATGGTAGCTTCTACCGCAACTAACAAGAAGGCAACGGAAAACCTAGACCAGCTCATCGAGGATGTTCTGAACGCTATTGAACCTTTGAAATACGTTCGGATCACTTCGGTAAACCAGCCTTACAATCTACAAACAAATAACGCCGAGTATCTAGCAGCGAACATGTTCGTCCAGCTAGACATCACACTTTAGAAAGGTAGCCTCATGGCCGCTTCAACAAGAATCAAAGCACAAAACATTATCTTCAAAATCGGAGCCACCGATTATGCGTGTGACGCTAACATGGTCGAGCTAACTCTAGGTGACGCACCTGGCGACGTTCAGACTTTTTGCGAAGTTCGCGTAGGCGGAGAATGGGCACTACAGCTAGACGGAATTACATCTGGCGAAGACACAAGCCTATACCGTGTTCTATGGGACAACTACGGCACCGAAGTTGCATTCGTAATTGCTCCTAACGGAAACACGACTCCAACTGCTGACTCTCCTCACTACGAAGGAACCGCAGTATTCAACGAGCTTCCACCTCTAAGCCTAAACAGCAACGAGACAGCAACGTTCTCTGTGACTCTTCGCGTAGTGAACACTCCTCACGACCCAGCTACTGGAAAATACTTCGGAGTAGAGATCGTAACAGCAGCCTAATCATGGCCGATGGAATTAAGGTCGTTGGTCTCAATGAGGCCATACGAGCTCTCCGGGCTATTGGGGTTCCGTCTGCCGAAATAGGCCAGGCGTCCCAAGAAGCTGGAGAACTTGTAGCCAATACGGCGCGATCCTTAGTTCCGGTCAGGACTGGAGCACTCCGGGCAACTATAAAGGCTAAGAAGATAGCTAGAAAAGTTGTAGTTAGTGCAGGAAACAACACAAGAGTTCCCTACGCTAACCCGATTCACTTCGGTTGGAATTACGACAAGAATAACCTGCAAGCTAAGAACATTAGACCTAGACCATTCTTTACAAACGCTTTGACAAGAACCAGGTCACAGGTTTACGGATTGTTCTTTGATAGCATGGAGAAGCTGTTTCAAAAGTATTCAAACACTAAACCATAGGAGAACACAGAATGAACAAGTTTGATTTCGAGAGTCTAACTCTAGAAGAAGTAGAAATAATCGAGAACTTGACAAATTCAAGTATCGAGCAAGCGTTTACCGACGGCAAGCCTAAAGGCAAAGCCTTATCCGCTTTTGTTTGGGTAGTCCTTAAAAGGGATAACCCGAATTACAAGATGGAAGACGCAAAGAAGATTAGCTTGAAAGACGCTCTTGGCATGATCAAGGGTGATGAAGAAAAAAAAGAATAAGGGAGCTATCCGCTAAACGAATGGCGGAGTTCTGCAGGACTTTCAACATGAGTCCTTCCGAATACAAGGCTCTAACTATGAGCGAGTATGCAGCGTTCATAAAGATTTTGAAAAAGGATTAGCATGGCAGGAACCTTAGCTCTAAACGTAGAAATTCTTGGTGAGTTCAAGAAGCTAACGTCTGCAACCAAAGGAGCAGAGGGAAGCCTTAAAGGTCTCCAGGATAAAGTCTCCGGCTTCTCAACCAACATAAGTCGCATAGTTGGTGCCCTTGGAATCACACTTGGATTCTCCGCTTTGATTCAAGGTGCTAAGGATTCGGTTGAAGCTGCAAGCGATCTAGAACAACAGTTTGGCGCATTAGATTCTATCTTCAAGGGCAACGCTGGAGAGATGAAGCTCTTCTCGAAAGAGATGAATGACATTGGTCTAAGTAGCGCAGACGCAGCTAGACAATCTTCCCTTATTGGTGCACTTCTAAAAGGTAATGGGTTAACGATTGAAGACACCGCAGAGAAAACTAAAGGACTAGTTCAACTAGCTGGAGACTTAGCCGCAACTTTCGGTGGCCCAACCGCAGACGCCGTAAGTGCAATCTCTTCCTTGCTCAAAGGCGAAAGAGATCCTATTGAGAATTATGGTGTATCCCTCAAGGCATTGGACGTGGATGCCCAAAAACTTGAGGACGCTAAAAATGGTTTGGTCTTTGCTTCGGAAAAAGAAGCTGACATAAACGCAACACTTACTCTTCTTTACCAAAAAACAACAGACGCACAAGGACAAGCTGCTAGAGAGTCTGAAAGCTATGCAGGTGTAACAGGAGCCTTAACAGCCAAATTCACAGACATGCAAGCCGAGATTGGTCAGGCTCTTCTCCCAGTCCTAAGCGACTTCTCCGCATGGTTACAAACTCCAGAAGGAGAAGCAAAGCTCCAGGCAATAGTCGATGGCATTGTGGAAATTATTGAAAACCTAATTGAGTTAGTTATATGGGTAGATGATAACCAAGATTGGCTAGTCCCGATGGTGACAGCTATTGGAGCGGTAACGACTGCGTGGAATGCTGCTACAACAGCGGTAACACTATTTAAAGCGGCTGCAGGTATTAGTTCTGTAGCGGCTGTTACTGGTGGAGTCGTGGGCGCTGGATTAGTTGGAGGGGCAGCGGTCGGAGCTTACTATAGCACCGAAGCTCAACAAACACTACAGCAAAAAATGGACGCGGCTAAAGCTGCAGGTGAACCAAATTGGGCAGACATTCAATGGTGGCCAGAAGCTAGAACCTCACAACCGACAATAACTAACAACATAAACGTTAAAACTGGCGCAACCGCTCAAGAGATAGCAGACGCAATCAATAGAGCTAACAGAGCAAGCGGAACAAATCTAATTAGGCCTCGTTAGTAGGACAAATGATTCCTAACTTTCAAATTGATCAAAACCTAAAAGTCGAGTTTCTAGTTCCAGACGAAGACGGTAGTTCTTTCATTCTTGGTATTAGCCTTCTTGGTAGCACCGACGTTCTTGGTGGATTCGGTGAGTTTATTCTTGGATTGTCGCTACTAGGAGGAGATGACGTTCTAGCTCCTAGCTCCGGTCTGAAATGGCAAGAAGTAACCTGTTCAACGGCTCGAGCAAACATCTCTATCGGTGGATCACTAGAAGACTCAATTAACTTTCAGCCATCTCCAGCAACAGCAAACCTTACTCTTCAAAGCTATGAACTAGACCCAACTGTAAACAAGAACATTCGAGCGAACACTAAAATTCGAGTTCGCTTAGAGGATGATGAAATTGACCGCGTTCTCTTTCAGGGATACATTGACACAATCGAAGTTACCTATTTTCCAGATGGCCCGAATGTAATTGAGATAACAGCGTTTGACGCTTACAAAACTTTAGTGAACTCTCGATTTATAGTTTGGGATACTACATCGTTCGGAACTCACATCCACGTAGACGAGGTTTGGGAGCTAGTAGGTATCTATAGCGGTTTAGGATTATCTTCGGAGTCTTATCATGTCGGAGGTCAAATACCAGTAGTCGATGAAACAAACATTCTAGTTAGCTCGATAATAAATGAAGCTCTTTTAGTTGGTAACGGTTTGGTTTGGCTAGATCAAGATACAGAAGAACTTGTAGTTATTCATAGAACCGGAGTCCAGACTGGAACACCAACTACTTT